GATTGCCCTGAAGAGATACTTTATAATCCCCGCTCCGCTGGCCCCTTAGCTCAGTGGTTAGAGCAGGCGACTCATAATCGCTTGGTCGCTGGTTCAAGCCCAGCAGGGGCCACCAAATTTAGTAATGTAAATCATGTAGTTAAGCCACCTACGCAAGGTGGCTTTTTTGTTTGCTAAATCATACATTGGCAGCAAAATGGCAGCAGGCTTCTTTCTACCCTAATATTCATCACAGATGTAGGTAGGTCTGACCGCTCATAGGGATGTATTTTAAAGTGAAAAATTTAAAACATAAGTAACAATCCTTTCTCAACTAAAAACTAGATGAGTGTAAAGCAGTAACTTGCTGAGTTTGCGGATCTTTGCTAAAAGTTGAATATGCTGGCATAGTGGAATGTCTACATAAAAATTAAGGTAATTAAATTACTAACAGTATTATTAATCTCAAATGGATATTGACATATTTATTCCAGTGCAAACTAATGAGGATATATGAGTATCAATATTCTAAAGATCAATCCTTTGATTCATCACGTTATTTAACCGAGACAAATATCGGGAAGATATTATAAAACAACTTCACGAAAAATCAGGAGCTGAGAATGAAAACTGTTATTTCCGATAGACTTAATTTTTCACTGAGAACCTTGGAAGAAAAAGATAAAATAAAATTCAAGGTTTTCATAAAAAAAATAAATGATATCAAAAACAAACGTGAATTAATTAACGCCATTAATAATATAGTATTACATGGCAAATCATTATACTCATTCAGACTATCAAATGAATTAAGAGTGACATTTCATATTGAAGGTGATGCAGTTTTAATAATGGATCTAATTAATAAAAGCAAAGAAGATAAAATGACATTTCCCGAGTTTCTCGGAGAATATAAAAAATGAAAGTAATGCAAAACTTTGTTTTTGACAAAAACCAATGCCGAATTGAAGTCAATGAACTAGAGCAACTTTTACAGAGTAATACAATTTTAGAAGAAGCGGTTCACATCCTTCCATTCTTCAAAGTGAGGCCAAACATATGCTCATTGATAACAAATTACTTCCCTTATATTAAAGATGGGGATCTTATTGCTCCTGAATACCCCATAGATGGTGACTTTAAAGCCGACTTAATCATTGGTAGTAAGCAGGACATGAAATACATATTAGTAGAGTTTGAGGATGGTAATCCCAACAGTGTTTTTAAAAAAAAGGGAAAAAAATCGAAGCGAGATTGGTCAAACCGATTTGAAGGAGCATACTCTCAGTTAACTTATTGGTTCTGGAAACTAGAAGACAATAGGCAAACTACAAATTTTCAATCAACTTTTGGTAGTCCTAGAGCTAAATTTCACGGCTTAATAATAACAGGTAAAGACATGAATTTAACACCTGAAGAGCACGACAGACTTAAATGGCGAATGGATACCACTTCAATAGATAATAATCATATAAATGTAATATCGTTCAATCAACTACACATTGATTTGGATGAATGGCTAAAAAAATATTATAGTGTATAAATAAATATTCCTATATCTATTACATAAGAAGCCGTATTTCAACCAAGAGATAAATACGGCCACTTATATTTACTCACTATATTTTTTAATTTAGTTATGCTAATTGATACCCTAATAACCAAGCAGCACTTTTGTAATTAATCTAAGAAAGGCTCCTGGCATTGAAATAAAGCCAATATTTTTATGCTTCTATGTATAACGATATCTGATAAGAATTCAATTCCAGAAGATTGTTCAGTACGTACACACCATAATATCGCAGTGCTTATAACCACAACGGTTGCTGCTGATTTCTTCCCGGATGCGGTGGGACAGGTTTAACGCTACCCGGTTTCATGATGGTCTCAGAAACCGTCTCATGAGATTTAAACGTCCAGCTGCAATTGATGTTCTGACACTGGTTGTATCGTTCTTTAGTTGTTGCTGATACCTGAAAGCTGCTGCGGGTATGTGCGGCATTACCGCACAAAGGGCAATTCATCATAATATCATCTCCGAAACCCAATTGAGATTAATATTACTCAATTTAACCATTTTGAGATAGATCTATTCCATTTCAAGTGAATCTATTTTCACTTCCAGTTCGATACTGGTAGTAAATCCGCTATCAGCACTCAGGCTGTGCGTCAGCGTTGTGATGATCCATCCCCCAGCATCTATCTGCTGCTTAAAGCCGCTGACCTTCACCGGCATTTCTGTATAAAGTTCCGCGCGCACCTTCGCCAGCTGAATGGAAAACGTCGCTGCACCGCGCTGCAGCCGTTCCCACTGCATTTTTGCCGCCCGTTCGGCGTTGACCTGGCGTCCGTGTTCCCGCTCACGCTGTTGCAGGCGCGCATGGTGGACAGCTGGGAAGTATGGACCGACTTTGAAGCGCTTGCGCTGCGCCCGTTCGGCTGGAAAGAGGTCTGGATCGGTTACGACCCGGCGAAGGGAACGCAGAACGGCGACAGCGCCGGGTGCGTGGTCATGGCACCGCCTGCCGTGCCGGGCGGAAAGTTCCGCATCCTTGAGCGCCACCAGTGGCGCGGGATGGACTTCCGGGCGCAGGCTGACGCCATCAGGACGCTGACGCAGCAGTATAACGTGACCTATATCGGCATCGACTCCACCGGCGTCGGGCTGGGTGTATACGAGAACGTCAAAGCCTTCTTCCCGCAGGTGAAAGAATTTGTCTATAACCCGAACGTGAAAAACGCCCTGGTGCTGAAGGCTTACGACACCATCGCCAGCGGGCGGCTGGAGTTTGACGCCAGCCACCTCGACATCGCGCAGTCATTCATGTCTATCCGCAAGGCCACCACGGCCAGCGGCAACCGTCCGACCTATGAAACCAGCCGCAGCGAAGAGGTCAGCCACGGCGATTTAGCCTGGGCGACCATGCACGCGCTGGCAAACGAGCCGCTGCAGGGACAGGCGGCACACACGCAGAACATTGTGGAGATTTACTGATGAGCAAACGCAGGAACCGCACCCGCACGCAGCCCGTGCCGCAGCCGGATAACATGACCAGCGGGGCAGCGTCGGAGGCGTTTACCTTTGGCGACCCGATCCCGGTACTGGACCGCCGCGAACTGCTGGACTACGTGGAGTGCGTTATCAATGATCGCTGGTATGAACCGCCCGTAAGCGTTGACGGGCTGGCACGCACGTTCCGGGCCGCCGTGCATCACAGCTCACCCATCAGCGTGAAGTGCAATATTCTGGCGAGTACCTTTATCCCGCACCCGCTGCTGAGTCAGCAGGCGTTCACCCGCTTTGCGCTGGATTACCTGATTTTCGGCAATGCCTACCTGGAGAAGCGCACCAGCCGCCTCGGTAACGTGCTGAAGCTGGAGCCGTCGCTGGCGAAGTTCACCCGGCGCGGCCTGGACCTCGATACCTACTGGTATGCGCACTATGGCATTAACACGGAGCCGTATGAGTTTGCGAAGGGAAGCGTGTTTCACCTGATGGAGCCGGACACCAATCAGGAGATTTACGGCCTGCCGGGCTACCTGTCAGCCATCCCGTCGGCGCTGCTGAATGAGTCGGCCACATTGTTCCGCCGCAAGTATTACCTTAACGGCAGCCATGCGGGTTTCATCATGTACATGACCGACCCGGCACAGAGCCAGCAGGACGTGGACAATATCCGCGGTGCCATGAAAAGCGCAAAGGGCCCTGGCAACTTCCGAAACCTGTTTATGTACAGCCCGAACGGGAAAAAGGACGGCATCCAGATCATCCCGCTGTCTGAGGTGGCGGCGAAGGATGAATTCCTGAACATCAAGAACGTGAGCCGCGACGACATGCTGGCCGTGCATCGCGTGCCGCCGCAGCTGATGGGGGTTATTCCGAACAATACAGGTGGGTTTGGTGATGTTGAGAAGGCTAGTCGAGTCTTCGTGCGAAATGAACTTATTCCGCTTCAAAAACGATTAAAAGAGTTAAACTCATGGTTGAGTGATGAAGTTATTAATTTTGATACGTATAAACTGGATGAATAATTAAAAGGTCGCCTAGGTGGCGACCCTTCATCACAACCCAAACTTTTTCATTCTAATCTCATTTAATTTACTTTCTGACGATATCCTTTTCAAAGCTGCTCGTGTCTTAACAGCGATTGATTCCATTCTTGCACTGCCATTGTTAAATCCACCAAACTTCAGGCAAGTAGATACATGAGATGTAAGTTCTGACCCATTGATACTTTTAAAATATTCATAAAATTCATCTTCGGATGATGATGAAAGTATTTCTTCATCATCATTACCCCACCCGTTCTGCCCCGATATCTTGTCAAGAACATCTTTTATAGTTCTTTTTGGCTTCTCATATTTGTAAATACCACTAAACTTTTCTAAAATCTCCGTATCCGTGATCTGACGAACGAAATTAAAACCTTCGGGATTAAATAGTTCAATATCACCTTTACGCTCACTAATAAATGCATCAATCAACTCTGTAGCTTTTGAGCCACTATCCAAATCACGGAGGACGTTGACCAAAACATCCAAGTCACTTGTACCAAGTTGATGAATATTAAGTAGGAAATTATCATATAATTGCTGAACAACTAACTGCTGATTATCATTAAAGCTATTATGAAAAGTATCCCATGCTCTTCGATAACCATTGTTATTTTTATCTTCAATGACTTTCTTATTTGATACTGCCACAACTTCCTTGAATGCATCCCTATCAACATAACCGCTTCTTACTAATTTAGCGATTATAGAGTCTAACTTATCAAAGTCAGTAAACTCATAACTCAGAAGTAAGTTTTTCCAGAGCTTTTGCTTGTCAGTCAGCTTCTTAGAGCTAGAATGTTGCCTGCTCACTGGCGACTCTATAAAGTCCAGAGTTGGTATATCACTATCATGATTTGAGCAATAATATGCCCAACTAAACAATGATGCGGTGTGCAATAATTGCTTAGTAAGCTCAGGCTCGGTTTTTTCAAAGAAATCTAAAACAATATCTATGTATTTTTCAATCTTCGTTAATACTCTTATGTTTTTTATACCGAGTGAAACAGTAAATTTTGAAAGTTCGCTATGATATGACTTTGAACCATCATACGCCACTTGGGCGCTTTCTTCTGGAGTGGGCGAAAACTCCAGTTCAATATCAATAACCTTTTCCTTATATTTTTCGTAATCAACTGTTTCTTCAGTTCCTGCATTTAACAATAAAACGACCTTACATTTCTTTTTTTCTTTTAGTAATGACACCAAACCTAATACATCTTTTAAATCCAAGCCACTCCCTTTTCTTTCTAAGTCATCAATACAAATTAGGGAATCTGTCACAGACATAAACGAAAATGCTTCAACTGCAGGCGCCGCTGATTTTACAAACGGCATATCTTTGAGTTTACTCCATGAGCCACGACCAAGTATTTCGAGCATACCAAATGTGTTTGTCCTAAGACTTTCAAGATTTGGCTCATGTCCAATTGAGTCTTGCTGAATAGAATTTTCAAATATAGTGTATTTTAGTTTATCTAAAGAAGAAATTCCGAACAAGGAAACATATGAGTATCGTTTTCCCGTTATCATATTTCCACTTTTAGCCTCTTGTAATAAAGATTCCCATCCATAAGTTTTACCAACTCCCCATTCACCTTTGATGGCAATGACCGAAGGTGTAGACTGAGATACGAATTTTAAGACCTGTTCTCTAATAACTTTTAATGACATTGCAATTCCCTTTTGAGCTTAAGACGGTTCTACAATGAATATATGTTTTTTTAATGAAAACCACAAAACTCTATCAGGATCTAAACCGTATTGCGCGCGCTCGTAGCCCCGCCACGCCTGCCCGCTTTATGCAGCGGTTTTCATGCACCTGCATGACATAAACAAAAGCCCGCCAATACTGGCGGGCCTGAGCATCAGAGATCCTTTTAGGATCATGCGATTTCATGCAGCATAGTCATGCACTCACGGCTCGTAGTTCTGTTAGGCCTTTCATCACTCAGCCTGATTCATTGAAAGGCTGTATTCATGCTTGCGTAGACGAGCCATTAACTCATCTGTGAGTTCGGAAACCCACTCAATTGCCATACGTTTTTCTTGATCACTACAATCGCTGACAGCAACAAGTTTTAAAAAGAAATCAATACGCTGAAGCTTCACCGACTCCAAAAGATAGTCCTGCATGTTCCCTCCTCTGCTTACAACTACTGTTTATGCATACAGTATAGAAAATCCAGTCGAAATTGAAACTATTGTTTATGTATCAATGGGATTGATCTGAACCTTGCCAGATTAGAATGGTTCTTCCTGCAACCTGCCGTTCCGGTAGAAAAGCCGCATTTTTGCACCTGCATTGAGGCTACAGCCCTTAAGCAACAGCCTAATTTCATATTCATCACCGTTAAATCCCCTGGCTTTTAGTTCCAGTTCTAACCGTCGGCGCTCTGGCCCCGTACAGTTATTGACAGAACTCCAAGGGGCGGCAATGCCGCCAGAAAAACCAGCCTCCGCTGGCGCTTCGGCCAATTTAGCGACCTTTTCCCATTTGACCAGGCGCGTCATGACTTCTGAATCCGGCACCATTGGCGAATAGATACCCTGCACCCGCTGAACATCTTCGCCGTACTCATTGCCCATTTCGGTAAGTTCGTAGCAAAGGCGGATCACTAAATCCTCACGCGCCACTAACGGCCCGCCCTGCGCCATCGTATAGGACGCCCAACAGCTGGCAACGGAAGCTGACGCCAGCACCGCATCCATCTGCTTATCTGGCAGACGTGCATCACCTATACGGCGCAGCTCACGCCAGACAGTCACAGGCGCACCGCCGATCTGCTGAAACTGACGAATACGCCAGCGTGAAGCCCATGCCGAAACAGCCTTAGCCATGTCGCGCATATTTGCGCCGGTTTCATCATCTTTCTCGCCGTCCATCGCGTAACCGTCGATATTCTTTGAAATATATTTGGCGATATAGCCTGTCGCACTGCCCTTCTCAGGGTCGATCGGCTCGGCATGAAATCGTGCTTTCATTGCCTGCGGTGTGGTCAACTCCCCGGAATCCTCTTTATAAGCCTGATCACGCATGATTTGCTGAACCCGCTGGACGTTTTCAGGGCGCATAAACAGCAGCATGTGCCAGTGCGGCGTGCCGTCGTGGTGAGGTTCAACAACGCGAAAGCCAAAGACATGAATAGCTTCGCGTGACAGTGCCGCGCGGATCCTCGCCCATACACGGCAGAGATAACGCTGGGTGTCACGTGGGCTTGAACCGTTCCACTGAGAAACAAAGCCGCCCTGGCTGTAAACTGCGTGATAACTTGATGGTGCTGTGATTGTATAAAACTCACCTACACACCCTGTTTCATTAGCGACATCCTCAAACCCACGCATTCTGGTCATCAATTCGCGGCGGCGTATTGCCGGATTGGACACGCTGCGGTTGACCATTTCATCCAGCGCAATACGGTCCCCGTCCTGATTGATGAGATCAAAGCGTTTGAAGAATTCACGGTTACGTTTTTTCTGCTCTATCCATTCGGCCAGCGTGCTGCGAGACACGTATGGTGATGCGGATTTCTGTACCTGCCCAACCGCGATAGCCATGTGTTCACGCTGTAAATCTCGCATCTGCTTCAGGCGGCCACGCCACCATTCAGGAGCCATCATACGAAGCAGACCAGACTGGGCTTTGCGCAGAGGCAATTCACCTTTAGCTGAACAGAACTCTGCCCAGTAAGGTGGCTGCGTTCCTGTCAGTGCAGCCAGTTCAGCGATGTAACGGTATTCGGTGAGCGTCACGGTCAGTTCGTCCGCCTCCTGTGGTATGGAGACCTTATCAACGAACTCAGCCAGACTTTGTGACAGGAAGGAGGCCATCTTATAAGCCAGATCGCGAATGTCCTGGCGGTC